GTGAAATTGAAGTTCCTGAAGAAATTATTGATGCGGTAACAAAAGGAATTGATGACTTGTTTCACAAACACTTAAAAAAGGTTAAGATTCGCAAAATGGCATATGATCAATGCGTGAAAGAAATCAATATTTATTTACCTGACTATAAACCACACAGAAATTATCAATCATTTAAAGCATTGCAATCAATTAATTTTAAAAAAAAGTAGTTAAATATTTTACATATTTATAAAAATGTAATGTTTCATTTTTGCAATAGTGAATTTATTTGGGTTTGAAATCAAAAGAATCAATCCAGTTCTATCCGCAAAAAAAGGTTTCTTAAATGCAAACTTTGGTGGAATGATTGGAAGAACACCAGTCACTGAAGAAACCGCAATGGGTTTATCAGCGTATTGGGCTGGAGTAAGAAGAATTACCGAATCAGTGGCAATGTTGCCAGTTGAGGTTTTTCGCAAACAAAACGGAAGGCGTGAAATAGTTGCACATCCAACTGAATACCTTTTAAATGCTGAAGCAAACTATGAATCAATTTCTTTTGACTTCACACAAATATTAATCACATCCGCAATCAATCATGGTAATGGTTTGGCAATTATTGAACGTGATCAGTTCGGAACACCAACATCATTGGTCAATGTAACACGTGAACAATGTGAACCAATAAAATATGATGATGAAATTTATTGGAAGGTTCAGGTCAAGGAAGCATACAATGAAACTGAATCATTGTTGGTTAAAGATGCTGACATGATTAATCTTCGTGGGTTTGGAGTTGATCCAGTTGTTGGACTTTCGGCAATACAAGCCCACAAACAAAATCTTGGTTTATCTATTGCAGCACAAGATTATGGAGCAGATTTTTTTAACAAAGGGAGTAGGATTGACGGCTTCATCGAATACGCTGGTGTGTTGAAACCAGAAACAAAAGATGCAATTAGTCAACAATGGGCTGCAAACTATGGACCAAATGGAACACGTGGAACTGCAATTCTTGATGCTGGTTCAAAATATCATCGTATTGGACTTCCTCCAGCAGATGCTGAATGGATTTCAACTCGTAAATTCCAAAAGAATGAGATTGCAACCATTCTTGGAATACCATCACACATGATTAATGAGATGGAAAATTCAACGTTTTCAAATATTGAACACCAGTCCATTGAATTTGTGACTTATTCAATTGGAACGTGGATTGAAAAGATTGAACAAGAATATAGACGAAAACTATTAAAAGATACAGAAAAACTTGACCATTATTTTAAGCACAATGTAGATAGATTATTGCGAACTGATGTCAAAACAAAAGGTGAATATTATCGATTGATGACTGACATTGGTGCTTATAGCATAAACGATGTACTTGAACTTGAGGATAGAAATCCAATTGAAGGCGGTGATGAACGTTATGTTCAAATAAATAGAATACCAATTCAAGACATGGACAATTATTATAAGAAGGAAGATGGCGAGTTATAGTGATTATCCTGAAGCGGTTTCAAACAATGCAAAACGTGGCATTGAATTAAATGAAAAGGTTGGAAACAAATGTGCCACTTTGGTAGGGAAAAATCGTGGTCGTGATCTCGCAGAAAAAAGACCTATTTCAGAAGATACCTTAAAACGCATGTTTTCATATTTGTCACGTGCTGAAGTATATTATGATCCTGACAACACTGAAGCGTGTGGAACAATATCGTTTTTGTTGTGGGGTGGCAAAGCTGGATTAAGATGGTCAGAAAGTAAACTAAAAGAAATTGAACAAAATAGAAAAGTAATGAATAAAATAGAAAGACTTGCAGAAGTTCGAAATATAAATGAAGTTGAACGAACTGCACAATTTGTTATATCAACAGAGTCTATTGATAGACATGGTACATCATTCAAACTTGATGGATGGGATTTGTCAACGTATGATAGAAATCCAATTGTTGGATATAATCACGAAGTTAGTGGTTCAAATCCTGATACTATCATTGGAACATCACGAGTATTTAGAGATGGTGATGCTTTAATTGGTGAGGTAACATTTGAACGTGAAGGAAACAATCCACTTGCTGACAAAGTATTTAACAAAATACAAGATGGTATTTTAAAGATGGCAAGTGTTGGTGCAATACCGCATGAATATCGTTATGGCAAAGAAGATGATGAGGACAGAAACACCATTTACTTCACACGACAAGAATTGGTTGAGTGGTCAATTGTGAGTGCTGGTTCAAATCGTGATGCGTTCAAACGAAGTGCTGACCAAGTTGATGAACTTAAAAAATCACTTGAGGTTGTTGAAGAAGAAATTGTTGAACAAGAAATGGGACTTGAAACAAAATCAGCTTTGCGAAATTATAACAAAGTTAAAATTGTTACAAAGTACCTATAATCAAATAATTGATTTTTGTAGTATTAAAATTTAGAAAATGAGAAATAGTAAAGTAATAAGAGAAGAAATCGGTGAAGTGAAAACTTCCCTTGATGCTCTTGAAAATTTAGTATCTGATGAAAATAGAGATTTTTCTGAAGATGAAAAAGTATCATTTGATACAAACATGGAAAGATTAACTGAATTAGTTGATGAACTTCCAAAAGTAGAAAAAGAAGAAGAAATAAGAATGAAAGCAGCAAATTTAGGTGGAAGTCCAGTAGTGGCAGAAACTAAAGAAGAAAAAGAAATAGTAAGAGAATTTTCTTTTGGTAAAGCGGTAAGAGCAGCATTTGGCGGAAAACTTGATGGTGTTGAATTAGAAATGGCTCAAGAAGGTCAAAAAGAAATGACTGCAATTGGTCGAAGTGCAAATGGTGTTGTTATACCATCAATGATTTTGAATCGTGCGGTTATTACTGAAAACGGAACTTCTGGAGTTGAAACTCAAAGTTTTGTTGATGCAGTTTATGCAAACACAATTCTTGATGATCTTGGTGTTACTCGTGTAACTTCAACAACTGACCAACGTATTCCAATTTTGGGTGCAGTTACAACTCAATGGGAGGGTGAAACTGATGCAGCTGCTGATGGCGGTTCTGCAATGAGCAAAAAAGACCTTGCACCAAAAAGACTTGCAAGTTTTGTCGATTTTAGTAAACAAGCAGCTATGCAAAGCAACGAATCACTTGAGTCAGCGTTGAGAAACTCAATTGCTCAAGCGGTTGGAGCGAAAGTTGAATATGCTTTATTTACTGATGATTCTTCAAATGGTTCTTATGATTATCTTGGTAACGGAAAAACTCCAGTTACAAATGCAAACATCACATCATTAATGATGGCACTTGTTGAGGAAGTACAATCTAATAACCACAACAGAGGTAATTTAGGATTTGCAATCTCAAATGATCTATTCAGTGAAGTTTATACTGCTGCACAAGTTAGTGGTGTTAATCCTTTAATCATCAATGAAGCGATTATGGGAGTTAAAGCAATGTTCTCAAACCAAATTGCTGACATAACTAATCCAGCGGTTTATTATGGTGACTTCTCAAAAGTTCAAATTTGCCAATTCGGTGGAGTTGAAATCTTGGTTGATCCTTACACACAAGCGGTAAGCGGAACAAATAGATTAATCCTAAACTCATACTGGGATGCTGCACTTGTTCAAGGTGCTGCAATTAGCGTGGGAACATTCGGATAATTCATTTATTAGTAATTAGTTAATATATAAAGAGGGTGGGTTTTGCCCATCCTCTTTTTTTTTAAAAAGCAATGATAAGAAACAAAAAAATAACAAGCTACACACCAGAGGTCAATTGGGCATTGTCTTTGGTTGAGGCAAAAAGACATTTAAACATTTTAGATTCATCGTTTGATGACATTATAAATGATTACATAGCATCTGCACACTTGATGTTATGGAACGAAGCTGGTTTGCTTATCAAAGGCGGTGTGACTGGGTACATGACTGAATGGGACGATTTCAGAATTGATGTCAATCCTTTGGATACCTTTTCAATTTACTATTATGACTCTGACAACACACGTACATTGTTGGATTCATCAAAATACATTGCTACAAATGGACTTTATTCTTATGTAGAAATGAAAGACAATTTGCCAAACTTATACGATCGTGATTTTCCAATTGAAATTGAAATTACAACTTTGGCGAATACTGATGACATGGTCAAACAAGCATTGCGAATGATTGTATCTGATATGTTTGAGAATAGACAAAGCACAATTGTTGGAAGCAATATGCACAACCTATCAAGAGGAACAAAGTTCCAAATGTCAATGGTAAGCCAACGAACTGAAATATGAACATAGGTCGTTTAGATAGAAAAATTGTGATTGAATCACAAACGTTTTCAACCAATTCAATTGGTGAATACACTGCAAGCTGGTCAACTTATCACACAACGTTTGCAAATGTGCAGCGTGGTTTAGGTAATGAAAAAGTTGAAGCGGACCAAGTAACATCCACAAGCAAGGTTAAATTCAAGATTCGTTTTTTTGATGGAATTGATGAATCAATGCGTATTGTTTACAATTCAAAATACTATGACATTCTTGACATCCAGGAACTTGGTCGTGAAGGTCTGATGATTAGTGCAAACAAAAAACTATGATAAACTATAAAATTGAAGGTTTTAAAGGTGTTGTGCTTGAAATTCAATCTTTGGATGACAAGATGAAAAGGCGTGAAATCCTTAAAATATTAAGAAGGCAAATGCAACCAGTGGTTGATAAGATGAAACAAAATGCACCAAATCAACGAACTGAAACTATTACTATAAGGGGTACTGATTATCAACCACAAGAACTAAAAAACGCAATCAAGGTCAAAACATCACCATCAAAAAAATATCCAAATGTTTTAGTTGGTCCAACTTACGGAAAAGGTAAACGAAAGTTTGATGGTTTTTATGCGTGGTGGATTGAGTATGGAGTTGGAACACATTCAGCAAACCCAACTGGAAAAAAGAATTTTATTCAGAAAACTTATTCTGAAACGAGTGATAAAATATACACTCAAGCAAGTGATAAACTTGAAAAGTATATAAAAAGAAAAGCTAAAAAATTAAATTTATGAGAATAGAATTGACAACGGATTATGCAATCCATGCAAGAACATTGCCTGAAGGAACACAATTGCGTGTATCAAATAAATTAGGTAAAGAATTAATAAAATTAAAAGTAGCAAAAGCACTTGATGGTTTTACCTTTGAAGAAGAAATTGAACACATTATTGAAGTGGCAATGGAAAATGAAGAAACTCCAAAAGTTAAAAAAGTTACAAAGAAGAAAAAATCAAATAAGTAATATTGTATAAAATTTAGGAAATAAAAAAATGGGTATATTAAACGGAACGTTAGCAAAAATACAAGTTGCTGGTACAACCATAGCACACTTAACATCAAACTCATTGACATTTGATATGTCAACAAGGGATACAAGTACAAAAGATTCAAACGGATGGAAAGAAAGCCTTGAAGGGCAAAAAGCATTTAGCGGTTCGGCTGAAGGTTTTTTTGATGAAGAAGCGTCTTATGGGTATGAAGATTTATTTGATGCGTTTATAGCAAGAAGTGCAGTGACAATAACTTACACAACCGATATTTCAGGCGATACCGAATACAGCGGTTCGTGTTTTATAACTTCACTTGAAAGAACTGATGGACTTGAGGAATCAACAACATTTTCAGTATCATTTGAAGGAACTGGTGCAGTGACAAAAGCAACTGTGTAAAAAATTGATTTTTGTTATATTGTGAAAAATGGGGGATGGGGGTAACTTCATTCCCTTTTTTTATATTTGTAGCATGATAAAAATTAAAAACAAAGAGTACAAGTTCAAATTCGGTTTCAAAGCATTGTTAATGTTTGAAAAAGAAACTGGTGAAAACATTTTAAAAATGGGTGATAATATGACAATGGAATCCATTGTTGACATTGCTTATGCTGGAATGAAATCATCAGGTGAAAAAGTAACAAAAGATTTTATTATTGATGCAATTGATGAGGACATGAGTTTGATCAATGTATTTACTGAAGCTATGTCGCAAGACATGGCAGCATTTAACAACTTAAATGTGGAAGCAAAAAAGTAAAATTGCCATTGCATAATTTCATAAGGGGTTTTGTTTTGGGTGCATTGAAACAAAGTCCTTTATGTTTAAATAATTATACAATGGTTGAAATATGGGATGCATATGTTGGACATCGTTTGAACGAAAACATTAATGCAAGATCATTGTGGGAAACTGCAAGATTGATTTCATATGTAACATTAAAATCACAAGGACAAAAATCAATGAAACGACCACAAGATTTGATGAAGTTTGAGTGGGAAGAACAAAGCGGTAAAAAAGGAACAAAATCAAATCCATACACAAAAACAGAAATTGAACAACTTAAAAAACTAAAACCAAACTGGTTCAATTAAAATGGCAAAGAAAAGTATTAACATAAGAGCTGGATTTGATCTAAAAGCATTTAGTACATCTCAACAAAATTTAATTAGAAAACTTCAAGCATCAGGCGAAAAAATGAAGTCTGTTGGTCGTTCAATGTCTATGTCGTTGACTGCACCAATTGTTGGACTTGGTGCGGTTGCAACAAAAACATTTGCAACGTTTGAGCAATCAATGGCAAAGGTTAAAGCCATAAGTGGTGCAACTGGTCAAGCATTTAAAGATCTTGAAAACACTGCAAAAAATCTTGGTATGACAACAAGATTCTCATCAAGTGAGGTTGCAGAATTAATGTTGAATTACTCAAAACTTGGTTTTAGTGCAAGTGAGATTGAAAAAATAACTGGTGCAACATTAAACCTTGCACTTGCAACTGGTGAAGATTTGGCACAATCAGCAACAATTGCTGGAGGTACATTGAGAGCATTTGGATTAGAGGCGGGTCAGATGCAACGTGTGACTGATGTAATGGCAAAATCATTTTCATCATCTGCACTTGATTTAGAAAAGTTCCAAAACTCAATGAATAAAGTTGCACCAATTGCAAACGCAATGGGCAATTCATTGGAACTAACAACTGCACAATTATCTGTGCTTGTTAACAATAGCCATGAAGCATCAACAGCTGGAACAATGTTGCGTGGTATGATGTTAAAGGCAACAAAAGATGGTTTTAATTTTGATGATGCAATAAAGAAAATATCTGAAAGTAGTGATAAAGCTGGAACTGCACTTGAGTTTTTTGACAAACGTGCAGTTGGTGTTGCAATTACTTTATCTGAAAATATTGAAACAACAAACCAGCTTACCGAAGCATATGAAAAGTCAGGTGGTGCAGCGGAAGCAATGGCTGGTATTATGGATGACACACTTGAGGGTTCTATGTTTAAACTCAAGTCAGCTACTGAAGCAATGGGAATTGCCATAGGTGAAAAACTTGCTCCACACGTTATTAAGGTCACAAACTTCCTTGCAAAATTAGCACAAGGATTCACAGAACTTAATCCTGAAACACAACAAATTATTGTTCAATTAGCTGCAACTGCTGCGGCAATTGGTCCGTTAATATTTGCGTTTGGTGCATTACAAACTGCAATGGCGTTCTTGATTGCACATCCAGCGGTATTGGTTGCAATTGCATTGACATCTGCATTAGCTGCATTAAATATTGCAGCGAGTGAAAGTGGTGAAGTGTTTGGAAGTGTAAAAGATGCAACAGATGAACTTGGTGAATCTTATGATAAATTAAGAACTCAAATTGACAAGGTTAATCAATTAAAGAAAAAAGGATCAAAAGCATCTGTTGAAGAGATAAAAATATCAATTGAAACATCAAAAGCAATTATTGAGCAAACAAATGCAAGAATAAAAGAACGCCAAGAATTACAAAAAAAGTTAATTTTACAAAAAAAGGAAGCACTTCAACAAAGACTTGCAGCAACTCGGCAAGTTGGTCAACAAGGTGAATTTCAAGCAGTTGAATTAGCTGGTGTTGCAAATATAGAAAAACAGATAAAAACACTTTCAGATGAACTTATAAAAGTAAATAATGAAAATGTTGATTTATATGATAACACAAAACAATTAGAACAAATATTAAAAAGGGTTGAGAACGTAAATCCAACTGAAGAAACAAATAAGGATTTAACAACAACCACAACAAAGGTTGAAACATTAATTGAAAAGTTCAAAAGACTTGAACAAGAATTTGGAACAATTGCTTCTCTTGATCCATTGCAAAGTTTAAAGTTGGGTGAGGTAACTCCACCAACTGAAGCAATGGAAAAAATGATGAAAGATTTACCACCTTTAACTTTAAAGGTTAAGGTTGATCCAATTCCAATTGATGAAAATGATGAAGCATTTTTACAAACTGAAAAGATGAAAACCATTGGGGGCAATATGGGTGAAGCACTTGCAAGTGGTTTGGAAACGTTAGTTGCAAATAGCGCGGTTATGCTTGGTGATTTTATTGGTGATGCAATGAGTGGTGATGCTGATGCACAAGATTTTGGAAAAGGGTTGTTAAATGTTGTCGGTGGATTCTTACAACAAATGGGGGCAGCAATGATTGGTTTTGGTATATCATTTGAAGCATTTAAAAAATCTATTGGAACATTAAATCCAGCACTTGCAATTGCTGGTGGTATTGCATTGGTTGCAGCTGGTGCAGCAATATCAAACTTAAGTAAAAAAGGTCTTGATGGTGGCGGTGGAACTGCACCATCACCATCAATGGCTGGTGGCGGTATGGGTGCTATGAACACACAACCAATTGCATTAGAAACAAAAATATCAGGTCGTGATTTGATATTGGTTCAAAATAGAGAAAAAGGATTTACAAGATAATAAATGAGTGGTGTAATATTTAGCAGTGAGTTAAGGTCAGACAATAACACACGTTATAAGGTTGAATTGTTTGGTGATGATTATGTTGGTTTGCCAAAGGTTG